CTACTAAATCATTGGCACCGTAACCTGAAAGATCTATATTTTGCCCTTTAAAATATTCAATAACAGCAGGAACAGACATCCCCATCTGTGTTGCAATGACCGTTAGAGGTACTGCAGCTTGAACTACCATTTAATAATACTCGGGTTGTTGTTCGTACAGTGGTTTAATTGGGTCTTCATAATCATCCTTCAGCGCAATAAAATTACCTTGACGATAACGCATCAATGCTTGCGTCATACTATCAACTAAATCATCATGCTCACCATAAGGAAATGCGGCGCATTCTTCAATCATTTCTTCCGCAAATTTTTTTCCTTCAGGAGCCCACACTTGCCCTGATTCAAAAATAGGAGAAACAGAATTTACTCTTGTTAACTTATCGTTACCACGTGACGGCGTATAACTTACCACAGGAATTCCTACTTGTCTAAGTTCTTGTATTAATGGCATACCACTTGCTTTAGCTTCAACAATTATTGTTTCAGGTTCCCAATACTCGTATTGTTCTAAAGCAATCTTTTTTAACTCAGGAAATTCCCAACGCTCTTTGATACAATCTAA